GCAAGTTTTCACTGCTATACAGATGGGGCGTGGGCATGGGTGGAGTCCAATGCAGTCCCTTCATAATTTATACCCGCTGCATAACACGGTCCATCTTACTGCAATTGCAGCAATGGGTTTAGTCCTTCCCCATGCCGACAAACCTCCGACAATCAAACGTGAGTCCAAAAACGGTCAAGCCTATTCCTGCACCGTCACTTATCTGCGTGATGGAGTTGAATCCAGCAGGACTTTCACATTAGATCAAGCAAAGGCCGCAGGTCTTGTTAAAGGTGGAGGAGCATGGACAGCCTATGCGGAAAACATGCTGTACTGGCGTGCCGGAATGTTCGCAGCACGGGAAGCATTCCCCGACATCTTGGCAGGCATCTACTCCATTGAGGAAATGGCAAACAAAACAGTTGAAGAATTAAAAACTAAAGACATAACCCCAGAAGGTTCCGGCACTGACTTAGAAAAGCGCCTGGAAACAGCAGCAGAAGAAGTAAAACTAATGATGGATGAAGAGAAAAAACAGGAAGAAACTAATGGATCTGAATCCGAAGTGAAACACCTGGTGCAAGCCGCCGAGGAGATTGTCACCAAAGATGTTGAAACTAAATCTGGAACAGTGCCTTTTGAAGTAGGTGAATCACCTAAAGAAATAGCCAAGAATAAAATAGATTCCTACACCAGGAAAAGAGATCTGGAAGCCTATTTAAAAGCCGGTGAAAAACTTAAATGGCCTGCCATTATGAGTGAAGCTGATGTGAAAGATCTGGTGCAATTCGGAAAGGAAAAGCTGAAAACTTTTGAACATGGAGAGGGGCCAAAATGAAAAAATTATGGAATATTTGGGTGTATGTTTTCCGGTTCAAAAGAAAGGGATATACCTTCCACCGTGGATTCTGGAGAACATCATTTTCAAAAACAAGTTATGTCAAACCTCACTGGAGAAAATCGATTAAAAAAAGGGAACCATGACTAAAATTGAACAGATTATTCGTAAGCAGGAAAAACCAACCCTCAGACACTGGACCGGTAGGATGAAACGGTTGTTTCCGAAAGGTCGAAAATGTCTAAATATCTGACCCTGGTTGAATGTGAAAAACTCGCCGGGATTCACATTGATACCCTACGGAGAAATGCAAGGAACGGCGGATTGATTGCAGATCGGACGGGAGGGGATTTAAGCGCGTGGAGGGTGCGTCCCAAGGATCTTAATGCATTTGTGCAGAAAAGGAAAACGGGACCAAGCTTTGATATTTTCCCTGGTGGGTTATCCAGGAGGAAGACAGGGAAGGATGCACCACCGGTCACCCATGATCAGATCGATCTTGCCGTGGCAGAATATCTGGCCAAGGGTGGAGAGATTCAGCATCTGGACTATTCATCAGAACCGCCTAAGACAAACTTTGCCCACAAGAAACCAACCATCCTGGATGAAATAGAGGAACAATGAGCTGGATCAAATGTGCTGATTGCAAGTTTATGTTTCAAACCAAAAATGGCCGCGAGTGGCGTGATAAGGGTGGGCGCATAACGTGTCCGGAATGCCTGGTCATTGAGAAGGAAGATGGCTGGCCATCACGCCGGTATGATGACCCGGAAACCAAGGAGGGGAATGAAAGCTAAACCAATCTGGCAGTTCAATCCAAAAGAAGATGATCCAGTGCCGTTTAAAGCAGATATTCTGCACCGGGGATGTGTCCGGTATGATCCCCGGAAACTGCTGCGTAAATTACAGAAGGATATAGCATTTTTAACACACCCGGTTAAGAGGAGAGAACATGACTGACAAAGGAATCTATGATCTGTTTTATGACATCCTGCGGGAACTGGCTGAGATTAAAAAAAATCAATGGTCAAAGGGAAGTCAGGAAAAGTTGGTTGAAACCTTGATTAAACTGGGGTCGCTGATGGAGCAGCAAACCCAAGTGCTTGAGAAACATGCGGAATTAGTAACCCGTATTGAAAAATATCTGGATGAACCTGAACCTGAACCATTGGTGAGCTGATGAGTGATTGGTTCAAATACTACCGCAGCAGCGCGGACCATCATCTGAGGTCCAGACCCTTCATCTGGATCTATTGGCTGCACTGTTTAGAATCTGCCGCCTGGAAGACTCATGATGTGTTTTGGGACCAGAAAGAATTCTGTTTGGAGAAGGGTTCATTCATCACTTCTATGCATCGTGACAGCGCCAAAAATGGCCTTTCAATCGGTCAAATTCGACACTCCAGAAAGGTGTTGGCCGAATGCGATATGATTTCTGTCAGTACGACAAACAAAGGAACCCTCATCAAGGTCAGTAATTGGAAGGCATTCCAGAAGAAGCCGGAAGACGAAAGTGCAAGCACACTGCAGGCTGATGACAAACGAACGACAAACCAACAACAAACCAACAACAAACCAACGACAACAACAGAAGAAGGTAAAGAAAGAAAAGAAGGAAAAAGAAGGAAGAAGATAACTACTGCCGCGCCCCAATATTCCGAGGTGTTTGAAAAGTTCTGGAAGGTTTATCCAAAGCATGAGGATAAGGCGGATGCTTTTGAATTATTCCAGGAGCTGGAAAAAAACTACTTCCCTAAAAATGAACTGGAAACGGATCTGCTTAAATTTGCTTTTGCTTATGCTGCTGAGTTCAAAGGCGCCAGGACGAAATATGCGAAGAAAGCAAAATACATCCTCCGGGATGGCGAATGGAAATACTGGATGGAAGGGGCGCCCCAGGAAAACACACCTGTGACCAAGACTGAATCCAAACCAACTGCCACAGGCATTGCCACCCTCAGTGCCTACACCATGATGGCAAAATCAAAATGCCCAGGCATTGATCCCAAAGCAATCCGTGCAGCATTCGACAATGGAATGCACATCGATCAACTCACCAAGAACCATCAACCCACAACCCAAGCATGATTGAAAAATACTACGATACCAAACAGGCTGCTGCATTCTATGCCAAGAATTTCAACATCGAAATATGTGAACGGACCATCCAACGATGGTGCCGATCCGGCAGGCTGCAAAGCATCAAACCAGGGAAATCTAGGTACATGACCAAGTCTAATCTGATTGAAGCTTTGACACCGGTTGCAGAAAAAGTTTGACAATCGCATAAAGTGTTCAATAACCTCGCAATTGAGATGGTGCCCGACAACCTGAAAATCGACCCGGACATCAGAGCATGTCGTCGATTTCGGCAGGTTTGTCTTTAGCAGCCGAGGGTTGTTCCCTCATTCCCTTGAGCCTCGGCTGCATCACAAAACCACGGCAGGATGCTATGGGCAAGAAGTGGATTCCAACTGACAAGATCCTCAAGGATATCGAGCAGATGGCCATGTCAGGGTTGGATGAACAAGACATCGCCTGGAATTTGGGGATTCACCCGACATCATTCAGTCACAAGAAAAATGAATATCCTGCAATCGAGGAAACAATCACACGCGGATGTGCGCAAGGAATTCGGCGGGCCACCTCTTCCCTTCTGAACCAGGTGGATTCCGGCCACCTAGAAGCCACCAAATTCTTTCTCAAGAACCGGCGCCCGGACACTTGGAACAACGACATCCAGCACCAGGCCAACATCCAGATCAATCTCTCAAAGCTGAACGATTCGCAGCTGCTCGATGAGCTGCGCGGTGATCCTGCGCTGCTGAACGCCGTCAGTGGGAAAATACCCCAGGCAAAGCAGATTGATCAATCACACATCGATCGGCCTTAATGTCGTTAAAACGGGGTACAAAACGGGGTACATTTTGAATATGAAAACTGCGAATCGTTGGAAACAAAGGGATAAGGAGGGGAATGTGGCTTCTAGTACATCTGCCACATTGACATCTGCTGGCATCAAAGAGGGCCAGGATGGAATCCGGGTGCTGTTTCGCAGCCCAGAGCCAGATGATGCAGCACTGGGATTGGTCCTGGATGCCTGGACCAAAGCAGTGGCAGATCATTCCCCGTGGCAGTGTAACCTTAGACCTGATACATCAGCTAGATGGCAGGGACGCCTGGCCAGCGGCGAAACACGGCAGGGGGGTACCACCGCTCCGATACCCCGTCCCATCCTCGTTTACCACCACGACATTCTCCTCAAAAAATTAATCCCACATACCGACATTACGTTAGCCTGCGACCCTGGAGATCCAGACACGGTTTGGGGATGGGTGTGCAGCGATCTGCATTGTTTACATTTCATCTATGTGAAGAATGCCTTCCGTGGATTTGGAATTGGGCGGTTACTTTTGGAGGAAACGAAACTGACAGAATTTTATGGTATCAACAAGGTAAGAATATCTCACCGGACGCCGGCCTTGTATAGCCATTGGCCTGGCGTTCATTTTATGTGGAACCCTTATCGGATGATGAAATGGAATTAACACAAGTCCATCTGATGCGTGTCTTGCAGATGCCAGGCGGCACGACTGAATTGCTCCAGGCTGGAGAGAAGAATGGAACAGTAACAAAGCTGACCTGGGAAGAAGACATGATCCAGGTAATCCGGAATGTTGAGGGGATTGTTTACACGCGTTACATCCCTATGGCAAATGTTCAGTTTTTGGAAACAGTTGAAGATTCAAAGATTGTAGAAGATGGCAGGAAGTCCAAAAAAGCGGGCGCGGCGGGAAGCAGCAAACGATCTGCAGTGGAGCAGGGAGCAAAGGTTGCTAGTCGAGGAAGCAGTAAAAAGAAAGCGGGGTAGGGAGCAAGTCCGGGAAAAGCTGGTTGGTCTGGGTGAGGGTTTGAGTGAGAGTCTGCATGAGAAGCAGCTGGAATTCTTTTTATCCGATCATCACAAGAAGCTGGCGAGGTGTTCCAGGCGTGCAGGCAAGACTCATCTGGCAGCAGTGGGTCTGATCACAGCAGCCGTGGAAATGGATAATCTGCTGGTGCCTTACATCACGTTAAGTATTAAGAATGCACGTCGGATTGTATGGAACACACTGAGGGAGTTGGAACGCGGATGGGGATTTGGAATGGAGTTTTTGGAAAATCAGTTGACCGTGCGATTTCCAAATGGATCACAGATCATTATGGGCGGATGTCAGGATGAACAGGAGATCGAAAAATTCAGAGGACCACGTTACAAATTATGTGTAATTGACGAATGTCAGAGTATCAAGAGTCGTTTATTGGAGAACTTGGTGGAGGATATTCTGGAACCAGCATGTTTGGATTTGGATGGATCAATCTGGATGTTTGGAACCCCATCTGCAGCAGCAGCGGGGTATTTTTATGACATGGATCAGTTGGACCGGAGTCCCTGGCAGAAGCATTTTTGGACACTTTTGCAAAACCCTCATCTTCCTGGTGCCCTGGAATGGTTATCAAGGAAGAAGGAAGAAACAGGATGGGATGAAGGTGATGCAACCTTCCGAAGGGAGTATGAAGGAGAGTGGGTCCGGGATGAAAACTCATTGGTTTATGCCTTCAACAAGAAAAGGAACTGTGCAGACGAGTTGCCAGAAGTTGAGTGGAACTATGCCCTTGGGGTTGATTTGGGTTTTATTGACTCAACGGCATTCGTTGTTATTTGTTGGAGTGAAGAAGTTGCAGAAACCTATGTGGTGGAAACTCAAAAATACACAGGGTTCACTTCTGATGACATTGCAAAGAAAATTCAGTATTTGGATGCACAATATCAATTCACAAGGATTGTGGCCGATACTGGAGGGTTGGGGAAGATGGTTGTGGAAGAGATGTCAAAAAGATATTCGTTGGATATTTTACCAGCGCAGAAACGACAGAAGCATGATCACATCGAACTTCTGAATTCGGATCTGAAAAAAGGGAAGTTGTTGATTTCTGATGTACCAGAGAATGCAGATCTGATTGATGAGTTGGAGTTATTGGAGTGGGATATGACTGAAATGATCAAAGGACGGTATATCGAAAAAGCAGACTGTGAGAATCATGCAGCAGACGCACTATTATATGTATGGCGGGAATCCTTGGCGTTTTTACACCAGCCTCAGACACTGGCGCCAATGATCGGGACCAGGGAGTGGTTCCGGGCGGAGGAGCAGCGCATGGAAGCAGCTGCTCTGCGCCAAGTGATGGATGAGAATGAAAATCAGTGGTGGGAACAAAATGGAATGGAACCAGTTTATGAAGAATTGAACTGATGGCAGAAAACCAGAACCAACAAACGGATCTTACTTTTCCGGCAGAAGATTTTGGTCTGGAAACCCTCCAGGCAAAGCAGCCAATGTCCACGGTTAGGAAAGCTGCTGCAAAAACTGCAGCTCGGCGTGTTTTGGGCGGACCTGGGCAGGCAATTATGGAGCTGGCCGATCCACCAATGGCCGCAGCGCCAACGATTTCACCAATAATGCTTCCACCGGCGTCCGAGTCTTCCACAGACAAAGCCTTAACCCGGTTAAAAGCCTCAATGTGGGCAGAAGTCCCACCCACTTTGAGTGGTGATTTTGAACAAGTCCTTACCCCTTCTGCAGCATCTGCGGATCGGGCCACAAAAAGGAAGAATCGAGAGAAACAAAACCAGAAAAAACTCCTTTTGGACAAAAAGGCAACCCTTCCAGGGGCGCCAAAGAACAAATCTATACTTCTGCAGCCCAAAAGAGGGGTCTTATTGCCGCCTTTGAGGATTGGACCACAAACCGCAAAGGATTGGATACGCCGGGTTGAAGGGGTTTTGCCCTCGGAACGCATTGTGGACTCTTCCAAATGGTATCGGTCCAACAAAATGATTGAACCCTTCCTAAGTACAGTGGGACCAGAGATGACTCCAGAGATGGAATCCGGGTTTTTGGTGGGTTCACAGCAGGCATCTCCTAGTCAAGCAATCCGGGCCTATGTGAAGCAGCGGGAACAGGCACGGCGTGGAGTCAAATTTGATGATCCTGGCAGACAACAATCCGGAACCGCCGATTATCCATTGTTTAAGATTGCAGAAGGTGAGCCGATTGACAAAGGTGCCGGTCAGAAAATCCATGATTTCTATGATGCAGCAATGCAGAACAAATTCCGGACCTATTATGACCTAGATCCGGACGCAGGCGCCCCATTTGTGGTGGATGTCCACACTGGCAGGGACATGGGTTTTGTGGATGACACCTATGCGAAGTTCATTAAGAAAAATTATAGAATCCCAAAGGGATATGAACTGCAAATTGATCAACCTAAAGGTGGATGGAGTGAAACCCAATATGAATGGGCTGCCAACCAGGGGCGCCGCATTGCTGGTGAATTGATAAGTCGTGGATGGGGGTTAGATCATGGAATTGATTTTGAGTTAGAAGCACCCGATGTCCAGGCGATTGGCTGGATGGCGATGTCAGACCTGTATGGGGCGCCTGGGGAGGATGTCCCTGAAGCAATTGACCAAAATATCCAGCGTGTCAGTGCAGAATTGAGTTTTGGCGAAGGATCTCCATTAAGTGTGGAATTCCCGGAATTTGAAAACCTTCCAGGTCCAGAAAAAACCAGGGTGACGCGGGAAGTGATGTCCTGGGTGGGTGATGTTGCTAATGAACTGGCGGGAACCGTCAACATTGGCCGAGTCCATGGGCATGGAGGGTGGCAAAGTTATGATCCTGCACCTGCCATGGTGGAATCACTGCTTGCATCCCCGGAAGGGGCGGATCTGTATGCAGATATCGTGGGATATCTCGCGCAGCAGACGGAAGTCTGGGCGGTGCGTCCGGTTTCTGAAGGTGCAGATGATGGGAACGGGATTGCAGTTGATATTCTGGAAAATGGTACAGACCGAATCACCAAGGGGGATAATCTCCAGAAGATCTGGGCGTCAGTGAACCAATTGAATCCGGGTCTTTTCCAGGGTTTTCAACCAATTTTGGAAGATGGCAAGCCTGGAATCCGGATGATTGTCACCACTCCAGAAATGGCCGCTCAAGGTGGAAATACCGAGCTGCTTAGATGGTTACGGAAGAAACCATCCCATGTTGATCCTGGAATATTGGCCAATATACAAAAAAGCAAAGATCCAGAATGGACCCAGCAGCTTCTTGATGCATTCCCGCCAATGCCGAAAGGTGGTTTGGAAGTTAAACCGAAAAAAGGGGAGGATATCCCCGGTACTAAGGGGGCGCAAGAGGCACTGTGGCAAAAAAGCAATCCAAAGCAATTACGTACATACATCGAAAATAATGCACAAACCATAGTTGATGCCGTCAATGAGATATTTCCAGGTAAAGGAATCGACTTTGAAATTGAATGGGAAGATGTTAACATAAGAATTCGACACAATGATTGGACAAAGGATAACAATGGCGAACGTTACAGTGAAAGGATCGAAGCAGCGGCGAAAAGATCGCTTGTGGACGACCTACGAAATAATTACCGGCCAGAACTTGAGGCCCGCGTTCGGTCAGCTCTTGACCAGGCAGCCCGTAGAACTGGTGGACCAGGAAGGGAACCAGATTGGTCCATCGTCTCCAGAAGCCTCCCCAGAACAAAACAATTAGTCCTTCCCGGAGATACTGCTTCCACCGTCTTTGGTGAAGCACCTGGTTCCCCGGAAAATCAAACATATCTCCAAAACGCCCTGCGCGACTACGAATCTGCGCGGGAACTCCAGCATCCCATCCTAGACAAATCAAAACGCCAGCATAATTTTGAACGCTGGTGGAACTGGGACTTTGAAAAGGACCAGCCCGGTGATACTCCATCTGCTGCAACCTTTGAACTATTTTTTGATCATGACAAAAACGATTTTGTCACCGTAATTGGTCCGGAGCAGGTGAAAATGAATCAATTTTCCGACAGTACCATGGAGGATATGGAGCTGACTGATCCAATGCTGTTTTTCCATGGATCTCCGAGTTTTGAGGGAACCAAATTTGAC